TGATACTTGCGCTGCAGCAACATTTGGATTAATGGCCGCATCAGAGTCAAATATAATTACTACAACACGTCCATGCCAATTGATTTGCGGTAAAGGCTCAAGTAATGGTATTTCACGTTTAGAGCTTTGCCAAACATTGACACCACCAAGCGCCATGCAGTTGAGGCCCATTTTACATGCAGCAGCTGCTTTTAGTTCGCCTTCAGTAATCAGTATTGTCTCAGCAATATTAGTTGCAATATTAGCCCAGTTAATACTTGGCGGTAGGTAAACTTCATTGATAGACCCCGGTTCCTGCGCATAGCGCTGAGGTTTAGCTACTTGGCCGCCAAAACCAGTTGGCGCGGATAAGTAACGCACCCGGTAAAACTTTGATTTAGATAACGTACCATCAAGACTTAAATATGGTATTTTTAAGCCCTGTACTTTTTGTAATGATGGATGTAACTGGCTACAGTCACTAACATATTCCATACCCAAGAGTTGTGCATCAGTTTCATTGAGACCTGACGAGGCTAGTTTTGCAGTGAATAGCGCATTCGTAGGTGCTGCTGCACCTTTTAGTATTGCCGCCATACAAATCCTTTATATTATTAGTCTAGCACACTTGCGCACAAATCCTCAGTATAGCTGGCATAATGCTGCCAAGTTCTACCTGTCTTCTCCCAAAGCTCTTTACCAGTCTCGCCTAAGTGGTTATTCAAAAATACAATACGCTTGCAACTTGTATTCATAAGCATCTTAGTACACCGTATGCAAGGGCTTAGCGTTACGTACACTGTATCAATATCCCAGACATCAGGACATTGCAAAATAGCGTTAACTTCTGCGTGCACTGCCTCACATTTATCTTGGCCAGGCGGTAAGTCGTGTCCTGCGCAAGGACAGCCTTCATTACAATGCGGTAACCCAGCTGCCACACCATTGTACCCAGTACCAAGTATGTGGCCTTTGCTGTTAGTAACTACACAGCCAACACCACGCCTGATACATGTGGTACGAATAGCAATGACACTAGCGAGCTCACTAAAATACAAATCTTTAGTCGGTCTCATATTATACGGCCATGTCAGCTTTAATGGTATCGCGGGGATAGTAGTTTTCTAAAGCAAAATCTTCCTCAGTTAATTCAAACATTGTTTTACCGGGGGTGATATGTAATTGTGGTAGGCGACCTGGCATACGGCGCAGCATCTCTTTAACTTGCTCAACATGATTAAGATAGATATGTGTGTCCCCAGTTTGCATGGTTAAGAACCTAGGCTCTAAACCTACCTCTCTAGCTAACATTGTCTGTAATAGTGCATAGCTGGCAATATCAAATGGCGCTCCTAAAAATAAGTCTACTGAGCGCATTACAAAAATCAAATCAAGATAGCCATTGGCTACGTAACATTGAAATGCGTAGTGACATGGTGGGAGCACAGTCTCCTCGTCTTCCGCTGGGTTCCACATAGTAACTACGTGCCTACGACTATTTGGGTTAGCTTTTAGACCATTTATAAGTTCCTGTAGCTGGTCAATATAGTCCGTAGTTGGCAAGTCTATAATGCTCTCAAACTGCCAACCTTTTACTACCCTAACTTTAGGCCACAAAGCTGCCGCAGTGACTAGGCTACTTACCGGGACTACTAACTGTCGCGCTAACTCGCTTAAATTTGTACCTACAGCTCGCTGCGTACTATTTGTTAGCGTATAGGCTTTAGTAGGCTTTATAGTATACGAGTTTTGCTGCCGCGTGAGCCATTGACACGTGCTGCGGCTATAACAAAAGCCTGATGCGCCTGGTAGTTTGTCCTTGTCCAGCTCTAATTTTGCAAATGCGCGCCAGTTTGGTAACTCGATAGCATCTTTTAAAAATACTGCAAATTCAAGCCATGAATTATCTACATATACCCCACGGGCGCCGTAGTATCTATAGTCTTTACTTGTAGGGTTATAGCACCGCTGTATCATATTAGCCCATACACTGTATAGTTTAGTCTCTGCTTTGCCCCCTGTGCCATTAGCTACGCCACACATTGTAGCTTTTAGACCTTCGCGTAAAGTAGGCTTAGGCTGTTCCCTAAAGGTAGACTTTCGCCACTTGCGGTAACGCGTGCCATAAATGCGACCTAAGTCCCCTGGGACCCGCGGGGCCCAGTAATCAGCCTCGTAGTTAGCCTGCCAAATTTTAGCCCCAGCAGTCCCGAAGTCTTTTAAGTTATCTGCACCCTTAATAAACCCAAGCAACTCGCTTACCACAGCTTTAAACGCTAAGCGCTTAGTCGTAGTTGCTGGAAAACCTTCACGTAAGTCAAATGTTGTCTGCGTACCAAACACAGAAATAGTACCTGTGCCAGTGCGGTCAGGACGCGTAACTCCTGTATTAAATACTCGCTTAACTAATTCTAAGTACGGCTTCATAGGGCATTTTCCTCATTAATTGCTTTTGATGCTAATGTGGCGTAACCAGCAATGTCATCCCAGTGATCATGCACATCAGGGTTACCATTTAAGATACGTGCGATTTTATGTACGATCATCTCAAGAGCTTCTTGATGGGCATTGCTTAATATTGTCCAGTTACCTGACTCCATGCGCATAGCTATTTTAAGACATTGTGAAATATACGCATGGGTTTCAAAGTCACCGTGTGTTTTTTGACGGGCTTCTAATATGAGGTCTACTTTAGCCATTTTTAGCTGCTTTCTTAATATCGTTACGATACCAAGCAAGACTAGCTACTGTAGTTTTAGCCTCAGGCCATTTTGCAATGACAGCCTCAAGAATTTCTTTATTTGTTTTGCCAGCATTGATTTGCTCAACACAAAAAGCGCCAATACCAAGTCCACGAGGTTTTGGTTCTGTTACTGGTTTTGCTGCTTTAACTTTTGCCGCTTTTTCAGCTTTCTTTTCAGCTGTTGCAATTTGGGCTGGTGTTGGAGTACTAGCTTTAGCTAGTAGTGACTTTACTTCTTTTGAAACTTCATTATTATCTGACATAATAATATCCTTTAAATTTAAAATTGCCTGCTCATTAAAAACATAGCCTCTAATTGCAGCGGACAGAAATTTAACCGCCGCCTCAGTAGCGCTATAACTCATTTGTATGCTATACTCTTTATTGAAAGCACTAGTTGGCATTTTTTCGTTTACTACGCCAACCGCGCGTACCGCTAAGAACTGCGTTACTTTAGGCGTTTGCGCTATAACAATAGCTACATGCCTGTTGTGAGTGCAAACCACTTGATATTGCATTTTAACCTCCATAGTCAATCTGTTAACTTCATTGCGAAGTCAATTCAGATGATAAATAATTATAGCACTACTACATAGTTATGTACACTTTATTACTTCCAATACTCACCAAGGGCAGCAAGTAAGCTAGTTTGCTGCTTATCTTTCTTGTTGATAATACTTAGCACTGCGTAATCAACCGTTTTTTCTGCCAATATATGATAGACGAACACGGGTTTCTCTTGCCCTTGTCTGTAAAGGCGCGCAATAGCTTGTTCATAAGTTTCAAGGCTATACGTCAGAGTATACCAGCACATAGCTGAGCCACCGGCCTGTAAATTTAGCCCATGCGAAATTGCGGCACTTTGCGCAAGCAGTAAAGGTATCTCACCATTATTCCAGGCAACCATGATCTTAGCACTAGCAATCTGTGACATACCACCACTAATAGTAGGTACTTTACCCCCAAAGTGCTTATTAATCATATCAGCTTCATGCTGGTACTCATAAAAGACAAGCAAGGTTTGCCCTTCAAGCTCTTCAATAAGATCTTCAAGCGCTTCGAGCTTGGCGCTATGCACGTGGTGCACAGTGCGAACTTGCGTAACATCATCGGTACCATAAATGTTGCCTGAGGCAATTTGGCGACACTTACCAATAGCAACTGCAGCATTGACAGCAGTCACTTTACCTTCATCAATTTCAAGCTTTAGCTTTTTCTCCATTGAAATATATTGCTGCATTGCCTCATCGGGCAGATTGACAGCAATATTAGTTTTGATTAACTTAGGCATATCAAGATAATCCTCGGCCGACATTTGCAGTACTCTTGGGGCAACGGCTGCATGAATTTCGGTCTCAGCACCAGGTCTGAGTACCCACTCATAGCCTCCAAAGCCTGTCTGCATAAAGTATTTAGCTTTATATGCTGTGATATATGGGCCAAAAGTAGCCCCTGTGTCCATACAGTATACTTGGCCGTATAAGTCTAATAATGAATTTGCGGCAGGCGAGCCTGTTAAAATATAGCGTCGTGCAAACTTACCCAGCATCTTTTTAAGTGTCTTAAAACGCTGCGTGGCAGTAGACTTCATTTTTGAAGACTCATCAATCACAAGCATATTAAATGGGAAGTCACCTTTTTTAGTGGCTGACTCTAACCATTTAAGGCCTTCGTAATTCATCACATAGACATCATGCGCTTCATTAAGCACTTTGTCTTTATCTTTACCATGCATAATACCAATAGATAAGTGGCTGAAGTCGTCCCACTTAGTAACTTCAGCAGGCCAAGTAGAGTAGCATACCCTTAAAGGTGCAAGTATCAGTACTTTATTCACCATACCTAGCTTTTTTAGCGCTGTAATAACTGCTAAGATACAGCTAGTCTTTCCTAAACCTGGGGCCATGAATAGCCCTGCGCATGCACGCTCAAGGCAGAATTTAATTGCTTTTTCTTGGTAACCCCATAATTTAAGCTGCATTTATTACGTCCTTAGGTAATTGTTTTACGTACTGCTCGCCAAAATACTGCACCACAGCTTGCTGACGCGCTTTTGGGTTTTGTGCAGCTAAAGTACCTGGCTATTTAAGAACTAGCATAGCCTCTTCAACTGAATAACACACAAATACACTTTGTTTTTGTGCTTTAAGCTCTTCGATCTTAGTTTTTTGGCCTTCTGATAATACGCCACCTTTACGCTTAAACTCTATCCAAATTACTTTGCCGTCTTTTGCTAAAAATAGTCTATCAGGCCAAGATCTCTGGCCTAAGCCATTTATCTTTAGGCACATATACCCTAGCGCTTTAGCTTTTTTAACTGCTGCAGCCTCAATTGCTTTCTCAAGCATTATTCTACTGCTTTAAGAATTTTAGCGCTATACACATGCAAAACACCTCTATCGTCCTCAACTACTAAGCGCTCAACACCTGATAACTTTTGAAAGACACTAACTACATGCCCCACAAAAGTATAATCACCACCTACTTTTTCAACTAAATCACCAATTTTAAACATATTTTCTTCCTACCAATGATGGATAACGTTAATAATCAATACTATATCTGCTAGGGCTGCCAGTCCTAGTAGTAACCACTCTTTAAAGTTTACCATTTATAACTTTCCTTATACAAGTTTGTGAATTGTTTGTCTAGTATTAGCCATACGAGCATGGTCCATTGTTTGCTTTCCTAAAGTGACACCAATTACAAAACTTGTTTGGGCGCTCTGCGAATAATGTATCAACAAACATTGGTGTTACTTTTAATTCCCATTTCTTTTTCAAGTCTGGCACCATAGCATGTGTAAAGCTATCTGTTTTAGTACCAACATGCGCACCGCTATCTAAAAACCATAATTCTGCTGACACCCCTGTAATATCGGGGTACATAATTAATGCTGCCAAGGCATAAAGCTCTAACTGCTGCTCATAGGCATCATTATCATCAGGCTTGTACTTACCCGTTTTAAAGTCAATGATACGTATAACACCATCAACAACCGCCATCGCATCAATTTTAATGCGGCACCAGGCATCTTTATCAAACCACCCTGTAATACCCCAGTCTTTATTAAAAGTAACCTCAAGTTCAGCTTGTGCATTGGCGTTATGCAGGTCAATAAACTCAGTAGCCATTAATGATAAATTTTGAGGCACTACTATATCCGTACCCTTTAAATAATTTTCAGCCTCTTTATGTATTGCGGCGCCACGCTCCATGGCCGGTGACTGTGGCTCTTTAATACGGTCAATGGCAGTTAACTTAAATTTGAATGGGCATTGTGTGTAAGTGTTTAGACGGCTAATAGACCATGTCGTTACGCTATTACCAATGGGTGCTTTACTTTTTACCTCTATTTTAGACATTATATTTGGAGCCCTTCTTTAAATTATCTATAGCCCATAAAGGTTGTAGATTTGTGTAATGACAAAGTTGCTCTAACTTTGCATAGCTTAAGCATCTATTACGTCTCCGCAAAATTATAGCCACGCCCCTCTGTTGAAATAATTTTATAATCTAGCATATCCTGGAATGCACCATTCATTGCGCGCTCTAAAATAATGGCCTCTTCATCAGCATACGCTTCAGGGCATTCTATAACTATTTCATCGTGACATGAAATAATAATTTCACCATGCTTTGTATTTTCTGCGTAATAAATTAAAGCTTCTTTAGACTGGTCTGCAGCCGAACCTTGAATAAGATAGTTAGTCAGCTTATATGCAAAAGTACGCAGTTGCCCACCTATTACTTTTGGTGTTTCAGCATAATAACGACGACCGCCCAAAGTAGTAAGATAATCATTGCTATTCCCTCTTGACTTTAACTCATTTTGTAAGTCATTGATCTCAGGCAGCGCTTTTAAGTATTGCTGCTTAATACTTTTAGCCTCACCAACACTAACGCCTAAGCTTTGCGCAATCTTTTCAACGCCAGCGCCATACAATACCGCAAAACCCAAAGTTTTAGCAACTTTGCGTGAAATATTTGCAATTTTAGCAGCAATCATATGGACGTCAGACTCCGGCTCTTTTTGTAATATTTCAAGTAACTTACCGCCCGCAAAGTGTGCCAATAGCCGCAATTCTTGCGCTGAATAATCTCGTGAAATAAAAATATTACCCTCATCTGGGATGACATAGCTTCGTACTGATGGAAACTTAAATGCAGCAGTATAAGCCAGTTTCTTTAGTGTACCTTTAAGCTGCTCCCACTCAACCGGAATTGCCTGGAAGTTTGGCGATGACGATATACGCCCAGTTCTAGCACCAGTATCTGAGTAATTGCGCACTTGGTTC